CAACTAGAAATCTCCTCGTCTAGACGTTCTTCAAGTTTAGACCTCTTGTGCTTAACGTCAATCTCGTAGGCCCTCCGGTTCCTATAGCGACATGCTGCACCCTTGAGACACCACTCACCGTTAAGTAACTTGGTGGTGACTATGCCTCCCAGCCTCGCCATCCTTTTAACTGACATTTTCAGAAGAGTGCCTATTTCACTGTCGTTGCAACGATTACACAGAGTCCAAGCGTGGTTGATGATAGTACGCAACCCTTCCTCGTAACTAAGCTTAATCTCACCCGCCCAATTGCCACAAACGCAACTAGCAATACTACGAGCAATATATCCGCAACAGTGGAACTCAGTGTAAGCCACGCGCAAAAACTCGGCGGTATAGATACCAACACTCTGCTTAACCGGGTTCATAGCCAAACCGCCCTCCCTACAAGAACTCAGGAGCGCAATGGCTTCGGTGTAACTCGCTGCCTTGATGTAGACGTCATCACCAACATGCATACTGTGCATGTCACCGAGTTTATCAAAACAGCACTCTATGTAAGCTCTGTTCAAGACACTGTTGATGAAAGTGGTTGCGCGGTGGCCACTCATTAAAGTACCGGCCAACTTGATCGGCGTCCCGTCAACTGGGGAGATGATGTAACTATTATCGAAGCTACGTACAAGTTTATCACCCATTTCACGATCATAGCCAACCAGTTCAATCAACTCCTCAAAGACCATCTTCATTGTGGCCAACGTATGATGAGAATTGTAATCGTCGTAATCCAGCATCACATGTATACCACGTTGTTGGCGGTGTAACCTCTTGAGCCTCCTACCCATGCCAAATGTGCCAATTGCCCCGGGGTCAACCACAACTCGTCGGTTCAGCCATTTCTTCTCGACGGGACGCAGAAGCGTTTCAAAAGCGAAGTATGTCAAGCTATCTCCACTGTAAATAGCCCGAGTCACTCCGTTCTCAAGTTTCGCAGATAGATTGAAGAAACTTCTACCGTCCCAGTCATTAAAAGGGCTGCCCGTCACGTGTTCTGCAAAAACTCTCCTGTGCAAACGCCCGCCTAACTTTGGGTCATCAATAACGAACTGCCTACCGAAACGTTCTACACTCCTTGAATGTGCACCATTTACGCACCAGTTCCAGCGCTTTGTCCATACATCATCGAGAGCCTCGAAATCTATCTTACCTCTAGGGAGCTCATCTTCAATGACTTTTCTGATACACTTGCGCATGCGTTCCGGGTCCATAACGTGTGCTATCTTCATACATTCGATTGGGTCAGTTCGATAAATCCAGTCGGTGTCCAGCTTTTCGAAGCCGACTCCCCTACCAGCAAGGCTCTTCCCCTCACATAACATGGCGCCTTCAATCATGCCGTTAAATCCAAGTGACTTGATCGCAACATTCAAGCATTGTGC